GCTGTTAGTCCACGATCAGTGTTGTAAGCAATCATGTTTTGAATTGCTTCTGGATATCCAGGGCAAGCAATCAAATTAAACACAACTGAGTCTGTATCACGGATAGCCTGATTAGTATCAATCTGTGCTTTCATACCAGCAACAACAAATCCGCGCTGTGCATGACGGCCAAATGATCCTGTGCCAGATGGTTGATTTGGACTTACAGTAACCCAACGGTCTGCATTGTAAGTTGATCCGCCATTTGCTCCGTTCATAATCTCGTTGCCATAACGTGCATTTTCGCCGTTATTAGAATTGATGTTGATAAATGATGTTTCAAATTTCTTAACGTTAAATCCAGAACGACGTAGATTCCATAATCTCATACCTTTTGGATATAGAGCAGGATCTGGTGCATCTGGGTCTAAGTAGTTGCTAGTTAACAATGTCTTAATTGAAGTATGGATTGTAGGGCCATCTGTTCCCATATCAGACCAACGTGCATCAGCAAACAACCAACCTGTTGGTGTTGTTTGATCTGTTGTATCTTGTGCTACCCATTTTAATGTACTTCCGTTGTAAACATATACATTTTGACCATACATTTCAATATCGGATGTATCAATCCAAATATCTCCATTTTGTAATGGTGTACCGTCACTTTGTACTGTTGGTTGTAGTGCGGAAACTAATGGGCCATTTGGGTCTGAGTTTGGAAATGCTGTTGCATCTTGGTATCCAACCCATGTTTCACCGTTGTGATATAGAACATCAACTTCGTCAACTACTGAACTGTAGAACAATGCTCCGTTTGCAGGATCAGCGTATGGTACTACAGAGTCTGGTTGATAAACTAATGGTTTCCAGTTGCTTGCATAATACTGATATCCGCCTGATTCAAATTCACCTGAGGCGTAGAAGTTTTGTGTTCCACTTTCAACTCCGTTTGTATCTCTTGCCCATGGAGTCAATTGTAGTATTGTTGATAATGGTGTACCAAGTCCGTCTAAGAATTTGATCTCACCACCACCGGAGTGTTGAATACTAACGCTTGTAGCATTGCCGTTTGTGTCAAAACTTGCGGCGCTTGCTGAAACGTAAGTTAATCCAGCACTATTAATGTGGCTAATGACTGTATCGATTGTATCGCCTTGTGCCAAACTGATTGTTGCATCTGTGCTGTATTGAGCGTGACCAGTTGCTGTAGTGTTGGTTGTTAACCCTTCACTAATGTTAAAACTTGATGATGTAGTTACAACCGCTGTAGTTACAGTAGAAACAACTGTGGTTGCGCCTGTTGAATTTCTACGGAATATGTAGAACTCGGCGTACTGTGTGTTGTTAGTTAATGTATTCCAAGCACCTGTACCTTTGTCATAGTTTTGTTCAATATAAACACTACCTACTCCTGCTCCTTTAATAGAGTTAAGAGCAGTTTGTCCGTCAAAGTATATAGGAGCAGTTGTGCTTACAAATGCGTTACTAGCGGCGCTATAATATTTTACTGACCAATTAGCACCGGTGTTAGGTGCAGTAGTCTTAACATAAACTGATCCACTTGGGTTAACAGTAAAGTCTGGGAATTTTGTATGTGGGCCTTGGAATAATGCCAATCCGCTATTATTTGCGGCAACTAATCCAATTGCGGTCAACATAGCACTACCACCAGTACCAGTTGCTTGAATAAGGATCTTACCATCTGGAGTTGTGCCATTAGATTTTGCAGTAGCATCTGCGTAGAATTCTAAGTAGCCGTTCTTGTTGACCTTAACACCAAAACCGTGAGTTCTACCAACTGTGTTGATAGAAGTTGCTAGTGCTGTTAGTGTTGATCCGCTTAGGGTAATTGTTTGATAGTTAATTACTATAGTTTGACCGTTGTATAGCGATAGGTCTGGGTTAGCCCTAGTGCTTGTTAAAACAGGCCATGAAGTTTGCCAGCAAGTTGATTTCCATGTAGCGGCGGCACTGAAACCGTTTTCTACGTTATTACCAATCTGTACCCAATTGCCGTCTTTGTTTTTATACCAGTAGTGAACTTCTGTTGTTAGAGCAACAACAGCATAAGCACCATTAGATCCAAAACTTGCTTTTGGTGTAAAATTATCACTTGTAGCAGTTGATAAATTTGTATTATCAATTACCAAAGGAATTTTATTTGTAAAAACACCGTTAACTGTGTCCCACTCAAAAATACCCCATTTAGTATTTGATGTGTCTAACCAATAAGTTCCGTCTACTGGATTACCTACTGGAGCAGATGATTGTGGAAGTAAAGACCCTAAATCTAAATCAGCGCGAACGACATACGCTCTTGAACTTACTCCTAGTAATGAGTAAGCGGCTTGTAAGCCATATTCGTTTAGTTCTCCACCGTTAACTGGATTACCACTTGCATCTGTGTAGAACAATGGTGTTCCAAATGTATCTGTTAAATCTCGTTGGCTAGTAATTAGCCAAACTTTACCTGCGTTTGCTGGATCAGTTCCTTTTGCGATACCTGTTCCGCTTGCATTTTCCTTGTTACTTTTACTCGCTACAAAAATCATAGGAGTTGTTGACGGAGCCGCTGGTAGGTAAAAACTCTCGTCTATAACTGATATCTGTACGCCTGGTGAATTTAAAGCCATTTCAATCTCCCATATAATGGTTTCTTGCTAATATTTAGCAGATATGGTTAAAAAATACTGGCTTAAATACTCATGAAAAGGGCATGAAAAAGGGCAGTGTATGCGCAATACTTGTAAAAAATGCAGGCAAAGACCTGCGGCAGTAAACTATCACAAAGAAGGCAAGACCTATTACAGGTCAATATGCGATCATTGTGCTAGAGGATACTTAACTGAGCAACCTAAGTGGCAAAAGTTTGGCTATAAGAAAAAGAACAGTTGTGACAAATGCGGATTCAAGAGCCTGCATGAATCTGTGTTTTCTGTATTGCATGTTGACGGAAATCTATCTAATGCTAACCCTGCCAATTTAAAAACTATATGTACAAACTGCTCTCAAATCCTGGCCCTAGAGGGAGGCCGTTGGCGTCAAGGCGGTCTCCGACCAGATTTTTAACCTGCTGGAATAGTTCGTCAATTGTTCCGTCATTGGATAGTATGGCATCAAACTTAATTCCTACCCATGCTGTTTCTGAAGCATGAATCTTTAACTTATCCATCCTAGTCTTTGCCAGCATCCAATTTATATGATGATTGCCGGCATTCATGTCTACTGCATCTTGATACCATTCAGGTTCATCACCACGTTTTACACGAATAACAATTCCGCCTGCATCTTTGATTGATTTAATTTCATTAGGAAAACGACAATCTGAAATAACAATATCGTCTGTACTGTTGCGTAGTTTATTTTCTAATGAGGCAATCCACATATCATCGTGGAAACCGTTGCGGCATACCTCTGTGCCCCAGTATTGTAGTACCCATCGTGGAGTTAAATGTGGCATACCTAAACGTTCTGCCCACCATGTATCTACTTCTTCTCGCCATTCACGGGCTTGTTTTGTACGGCCTTCTAACATGGTACGGTCCCAACCAAATACCATACTTACTGAGTCTTTTAAACTGTTAGCAAAACTTTCTCGTCTAAATCCGTGAAAATTAACTAGATAATCAGCAATAGTATCTTTGCCAGAACCAATAAAACCGCACACACCTATGATCATAGTATCTCTCCAAACAGATACTATAATTTAACTTATCCTATCACAAAAGTCAATGGTTGTTGGTTATCTTTATTGTTAATTAGATCTTGCTCTAATATTTCCATTTCGGCCTTGCCCTCGCTCTTGAGTGCGGTACCGTTTAGGTTAGTTCCGCCTTGTGGGCTAGCAATAGTAGCAAATTTCTCACGAGCTTCACCCAGTATTACTTTAGCTCGTGCTACTGCGTAGTCTCTAATCCAAATGCCTGCCCAGGTATCTTGGAATAGAATAAAGTCTGGCTTGTAGTTATACATCCAGAGTAGAACGTTTTCTTCACCGCGTGGACGTTGTGTAATTCTTAATTTTTTAGTAACTGAATTCCAGTCAAAGTTAATAAACGAACCAAACATTTTACCAACTAAATTTTGGTATTGTGAAAACATCATATAAGTTGCCAGTCCGCCCATGTTAGAACTGCTTAACAAATATGTGTTTGAGTAGGCTAGATTAAACGGTTCAAATAGTGTACCGCCGTCACCACCGCCAGATCTACTACCGATGCTACGTCGGAAAATTTGTCTTACCTGCATAACTTCTGGTGCTAACTGATTTTCGTTAACATATGTTTGTAGTGTTATATATCCAAAACTTTCTTCTTCAGAATTTTGACTGCGCTGTCTGTATTTGCGCAGGGCAATATCTATAGCAAGATCATAATGTTTGGGATCCAGCTCAACGTCGATCATACCGTCACCTAGAGAGGTTTTGATATAATCAACCACTTTTTGTTTTTCGGTTTCTGTTTCGTTCATGCTAGTATTTACCTATAAATACACTACTATGCCAAGACTCTCAATGTACCGTCCTGAAAAGGGCAATGATTTTAGAATG